AGAGGAAAAGGGCCATCAGCCCGGCAAATCCGCTGATCACCAACTCGCCAATAAAGGCGCTGATATTCCAGATGGGCAACTCACCCCGGCGAACTTTGCTCCACCAACTGGCAACCCCACCCAGCACAGCAAGGCCCAAGAAAAAGCCGTACTCCCGCAGGGACACACTCAATGGGTTTCTGACATTCGATTGCGCCCAGGCCACCGCTGGCAACAGCAGATGCAGACAGAGCACCAGCGTTAGGATGATGCGGTGCATTCCGGTCTTTCTATCGGGGGTTATTCGTGAATGCCATTGGGGTCAAAACCGTCAAGCAATTGGGTGCGAAATTTCAGGCATTGCGCCGCGTGCACGGTGTTGCCCTCGATGTGTCTGCGCAGGCGCTTTGTCACGGTCAGCTCTTGCGGAAACTCACGCAGCAAAATCGTGGCATGTACAGCGTTGCACAGGAAGTCGAGCAGGTAGCCGCGAATCAGGATGTAAGAGCCGAAGAACCTGGCAGGGCCAGACAGCCCGCCGTTGTCGCGCTGGCGTTTTAGGGCCATCACGCCGAGGTAGTCGCACCAGAGTTGATAGGGCGCACAGATCAGCAGGCACACAAGCAGCACCAATTCAATGCAGCCCGTCAGCGCCAGAATCTGCGCGGTGGTCATTTATCGTACTTCCCGAACTCTGCGGCAGCGCTGGGCGTGGCAAAGGCGATGGCCTGGGCGTAGCGGCTTTTCAGCGCTGCCTTGTATGCGGTGATGTCCGTCGCCGCGACAACTGCCGCATCCGTGAACAGGCCGAGCAGACTATTGGCGACAGCATCAGCGCTTGCCGAACCCGCTGGATCGGTTGCGTATAAGCGACTGGCAATGCTGGCAAGCCTGCCGAAGTAAGGTTCGCGCAGGGCCATCCATTGAGCGGTTTCCGTAGCCTTGAGTAGTGCAAAACTCACCACCCATGCACCACCTTGCCATATATGCGATGGACTTGGCCGGACCGGAACCTCAATGGACCCCTCGGCCACATAAAGCGATTCGGTGTAGTTACCGTCAGGTGTGATGTATGGCATGGTATTACTCGTACAAAATGTTGACGGAACCAGCGTCAAAGGCATCTGTGCCATTCACTGTTGTCACTCGAATGCGATCCAACGCGCCTGCGAGAGACTTGCTTCCGTTCACCAAGTCTGTGACATTGGTAGCACTGTTAGTGGAGCCGCCGAAAACCCAGGTATTGGTCGCAGAGTTTTGTAGCGTAAAAACCAACTGGCCATTGACGGAAGCCGCCGCTGCGCCATAGGAAAATGGAACGCCATTTGTGAAACTTACCGTCGCCACAGTGCTGGGGTCGATAAATTCCGTCGCCCTTGCTGCATAGCCACTTGTCTCGACTCCGCCAGATGTGCCCATCTGCACAATGGGAACGGAAGAGCCGTTAGTCGATACGGAAACAAACTGCACAGTAACGCGCTTTGTTCCCGCTGGGATACCGGTGAAGTCTTTGCTCTTTCCGCTGGTGGTGGCCTGTGCGGTGCCGGCGTAAATGGTGCCAGCGATATCTCGCAAGATCCAATTTGTCCCATCGGTGTAAACAGGAGACTGCCAGTTGATAGGGGCCTGATCTGCCGTTAGGGTTTGGAGCGTGCCTCCGTTGTCTCTATATTTCAGTGGCAACGCCGTCAGCCCGGATACGGCCAATGTTGGCGTGCCCGTGGGCGCGACGTGGAAGCCCAGGATGTGGGAAGCGCCAGCCGAATTGGCGGGTAGCACCGGATTGGGCGTAGCAACAAACGCGGTAGATGTGCCGGTAGTTGTGTAGATTGTTGACGTGTTATTACCAGAGCTAGCAGTCAACCCAGCATGGTAAGAATGTATGTTCCAGCCATCTCCCGTGCTGTTCGGGTAAGCAATCGCCGTCGCTCCGGCAACGGTGATGATATTTGCCGCCCCGGGAAGGTTGAGTGTCGTTGCGTTGTGGGTGAGGGTCAAAGAACCCGTAAACCGCAGAAAACGAGGGCCGTTGTAGTTCGTGCCCAGACTGGTAATTCCAGTGGTGCCGCTGATTTCAACAAAGATGCTGTTTTGACCGCCAATGTCAGTTGTTGCGGCTGATGCGAGGGTTACCGGGGCGCTTAGGCCCAGCACCAGCCGCGCGGCTGCAGCGTCCACTGCATTGAGCAGGGTCTGAGCGTAAGCCGTCAGAGATATCAGGCTGACATCAGCCAACAACACAGACTCAAGGGCATCTGCAGCTGCATTCCAGCGCAGGTATTGCAGCGCGCCGGGTGTTGGTAGCTCCAGACTCACGCCGGATGATTCTGGCGGCAGTGAAACAGCCCTGCTCAATCCTTCGGCTACCTGCTGGATCATCAGGATGGGGGCGTCCTGGTCGTCGTCCAGTGTGTCGGTTGGCAGTTCCCCCTGGTCCTGGTAATCGACCTCGCGGATGTAGGCCATGTTCCGGCGGCGTACCACCGTCACACCATTGGCAGGAGCCGAGAGCATGGTCACATTGCCGCCGGCATAATCACCCACACCGGATAGCGTGTAATCGGTCGTGAGGGTTTTGACTACCCCGTCGAGTGAGACTTCAAGGTCTGCCGCAGCGAGGATTTTGAAGTCATACGGGAATACGGTCGTCACACCGTTTGCGGTGCTGCGCTTGATGGGGGTCTGGGCTGAAACTGTCACAGGGGTTACCTCGCTTGTTGGTCGGCGTCAGGAATGCTCTAACTCAACCTCGAAAACGCCTGCTGATGGTCGCCAATCATTCATCAGTGACATGTTCGGGTTCCCGAAAACCTTCCCAATCCGCACTGGCGTGGCAGCGATTGCGCCTGCGGCGGAATCTATGTAGTCGTCGGGCTGGTTGGTCAAGGCGGGATTGAATTCGCGCATCTGAGCGGAGGCCGGGCTATCAAGAACTGAGGTGTGCACCCACAAAAATTCAGAGGAAAGCGGAGGCTCAAAAGCGTCAAGAATCCGCTTTTGCTTGTTGGTGGTCTGGTGGTCTGAGGTCACGCTGATGCCATGCAGCTTCAGGTGCTTCAAGGCAATAGCCGGAACAAATCCGCCTACCCCGTTGGTTTCAATCACCACGTTGGGCACGCTCAAGGGTTTGAGGATGTCCAACATCTGTTTGATCTGGCCGCCGGTCAGCGTCTTGCCGTCCGGGCTAAATTCTTCAAGCTCCCCGGTCAATCCCACGGCCCGGTGCCAGTACAGCCGTCCGGCTTCATCCGTGAAGATGACGCACAAGGCCGAGGCGTCAGAATTGATTTTGCCCAGCGAACAATCCCAGCGCGCTTTGACCCCCACCAGCCTGACGCCTCCCAGCATCAGCAAGGTTTCACCATTGGCCTGCCTGACGGTTGGCTCGATGTCGTAGGGGATCATCCGGTCAGGGTTGAGCCTAACATCGTGAATCGGCTTGCTGTGCAGCTGGTACTGGCTGTCCCACTCGTTGATGGTCTTGGTTTCGCGCCGGCGCTTCTGCATTTCCTTGGCGTTGAAACGCTCTGGCCAGGCTGACCCGGCATAAAAGTCGATCAGGCCGCGCACATCCGAAAGCAGCTCAATCCCGTCTGTCGTGAGCGTGTAGTCCTTGTGCACGGCCAAAACCTTGCAGGTCGGGCCGATGCCGTAGAACACGAACTCCGGCACGAATGGGACCTTGATGCGCCCGGGCTGCGCCTTCTCCACCCGGAATTCCTGTCCAAACATCTTGATGGTCAGGCAGTCAGCGCCCATCGCCTCCAGTTCGTCATAAAGGCTGTCGTGCGTGTGTGGCGTGCCCACATAGAGCTTTGTCCCGCCGGGCACCAGGATGTGGGTCTGCTCGCCCAGGCGGTAGCGCAGCTTCTCGCGCGCCTCCACGGTCTGGATGTTTCGCGGAACCTCTACGTCATCGTTTTGGCATTCGTCGGCCCGCGCGCTGGTGACGTTGGACAAGATGCCTTTGGCGTACATGCTGGCGTTCCGCGCGTCGATGTCGTCGGCACCCGTCACCCACCACTGCTCCACCGTACCCTTGCCAGGCGGCAGCATGCCCACGGTCAACGGGTGGTTGCGCAGGACGTTCTGCGTGTCGCGGCTGGTCTTGTAGGCCGTGCCGTCAGACTCGGACTGGTGCAGGATGCGGTGAGCGTCGTTCTTGTAGTAGCGCCAGGCGTTGTAAACCGCGAGGATCGTGGATTTTGCAAACCCCCGGAAGCAGCGCAAGACAGCGAGGTCGCCTTTGTTTTCCAGCCACACGCATGCCTGCGCGTGAATTGGGGGAACAGTCCAGCGCATGCGGTCCGCCCACATGCAGAAGAACACCAAAAAGCTAACTTTTGGCTGGTTTTCCATGCGTCTTGCCGGCGGTTTTTCGTACGCTTTCCAGCAGCTTGTCGGCGTCCTGCTCCGCCTTCTGTATCTTTTTGTCCAGCTCGTTGTCCTTGTATGGGTCGCGGCCCAGCGCCGCCTTGGTGTTCTCCAGCAATTTGGCGTTATCCATGTAAATGACCGCTGTCATGGCCGCGTTTTTCTTGTCGAAGTAGCGGTTTCCGCGCTGCTCCTTGTCCATCAGGGCGGGGATGATTCCTGCGCCGGCCCAGTTGTCGGGGTTCATTTCCTCGATCAGCACCTCAGCGATTTTTTCCTGCAGGGCTTCAAGGCGGTTGCGTTGGTCTGGTTTCATCAGTTGCCTCCAATGGCTTCAAGGTCGGGGGCGCGTTCGGGAGCGGCTTCGCCAGGGGCCCACCAGTAGTCCTGCCCCCAATCCTTGCGCGCGCGGTCCTTCTGGCGGTTCAGGTAGCCGGGGGAAAGGTTCTCCTGCACGGCATGCAGAAAGAGGTGATCCAGCGCGGCCTTGCCGTACCAGAGATTGACGTAAGGGGTATGGGACCGGGCGAACTTGATGGACTCCGCCGCGATGTGCGTGTCCTTGCCGGCGATGGCCTCGTCCACGTTGCCCTTGGTCAGCTCCCACAAGTCGGCCGCACTGCCAAAGGTCGGGCCCAGCAGCATGCGGCCCATCGTGTCCATCGTGCTGCGGTCCTGCGTGGTGTCGCCCAGGATCATGTCACCCACAAAACCAGCACCACCGCCCTGAGCTGCAGCACGCACCCAGAATTTGGGCGTGGTCATGTCCACAGGGTCTTTGCCGGTGATCATCTGCTTTGTCTGGAAAACCATGGCACCCAGCGCTGTGGTGGACATCAGCAGGGCCGCCGTGTATGCCGCCTTGTTGGCCAGCATGGGCGCACCGTCGAGGCCCTTGTCACCTTCCAGCATGCGCCGCCAGTGGCGGGAAATCATGGCTGTGGGGAATGATTTGAACTGCATGGTGAGCCGGGCAAGTTCGCCCACACCCGTTCCGGCCTTCTGCCCGCCCCAGGTCTGAATCGCCTTGGTGGCAAGATCCGGGTTCATCACCGCGTATTCGCTTTCGTCGGTGATGAACCCCAGGATCTTGGCCGTCACCTGGTTTGCCTGCGGATGGCCAGAGGCTGCGATGGCCTCCGGTGTGAGCATTTGCTGGCCCCGGTATTCTGAAAGCTGCGCTGTGTTGACGACAGCCCAATCCTCTTTGGTGATGCCCTTGCGCTCAAGGTGCGCGCGGTCCCACTCGGTCAGCTTGCCCCACTCGGTTTTGGAGAGCTTGCCCAGCCCGGCCTGCATGGTTAGGCCGAATCCCCGGCGCACCGTGTCAGTCCATGCGTTCATCAGGGACAGCTTCATGGTGCCGTTCGCCAGTCTGCCGCTCCAGTTGTTGGCAATGTTCTCACCCTGCCAGCGGTTGAGGTCGCTGATCATGGATTCGGCAATCATGCCGTGCGTGTTGGCAAACTCTTTGGCATCCTTGCCGCCGGCCGTCATGGTGTTTTTCAGCAGGTCCCAATATGGGAGTTTGTTGTAACCCGCCGTCACTACCATCGTGCCCAGGTCGGTGATGCTCGAGATAACCGCCCCGGCCAGCTTGCCGAAGGTCTGGATATTGCGCGCATGCTGTCCAAGCGCCGCGATCCGCGCGCTTTCAGGTGCGCCGGTCTGCCCGCTCAGGATGTCCCAATAGGCCTGCGGCTTGTTGCCAAAGCTGCGTTTGATGCCCTGATCCGCGCGCTCTGCAAGATCGAGCTGCAGGCGGAACTGGTTGGCAGGGTTTGGGCCCATGCGCTCCACCAGCCCAATATCCCGGGCCATGCCGCCGATATGCGCGATCATGCCGTCGTACATGCCGCCCAGGCCGAACTGTGCGTTATAGGACAGGTAGCTCTCG